ACCTAAGTCACTGATTTTCGGTCGAATTTAGTTTGCGTCTAAACGGCTCAGAAGTTAGGATTCGGTGAGCGATCATGGTCTATACATGATCAAAGATTAGCAATTACACGGTAAAACAAGGGCAAAGCGCACCATGGCAGGCATGACAGATGAATACGGGTTGACTGCAAAACAGCGGAAATTCGCTGAGAATGTCATCAACGGGATGGGCATCGCTGAGGCTTACCGCAACTCGTATGACGCAGAGAACATGAAGCCTGCCAGTGTGCAGCGCAGGGCGGCAGAGTTGATGGTGGACGGCAAGGTCAAGGCATGCATGGAGGCGCTAGCGGCTGAAAAGCGCAGGATAGTGGAGGTTACGACCGTTTCAGATCGCGACATGCTCGTGTCCCTGCTACGCAAGTGGAGCAAGGGCGACGAGTCTGCTACCAGTTCCCAACTGCGGGCTGCTGAACTGCTAGGCAAGGCATGCGGCCTCTACCGTGATGTCGTCGAGGATCACCGTGAGCGGCCTGCCTCATTAGTGGCAGCAGAGTTGGAGGCGCGGCTTGCATCACTGCTGCAGCCTGCACCAGTCGCTGCCCATTTAAACGCCGACAGCGCAGTGGAACAGGTTCCAGCAGAGCAGGTTCCCGTCGAGAATCACGGTCAATCTAGCCTAAGTCATTGAATTTAAACGGGGTCTAGGGGTTAATTCCGGGCTGAATCTGGCCGAAAAAGTCGATGCCAGCCCCCCTTTTTGCGTAACGGTACCGCATGCTTGGTATACATGCGATTCCACTCAAACGATCCCGTCATTTTCCCACTACTGTTGCGCCAAAACAACACCCGCACACTGTTAGGTTCCCGTTGTTCCCATGGGATTTTTTTAGAATTTGGTGCAGGAGTCTCTTGCCCAAAAATTTTTTGCAAAAAATTTAGCGTTTTTCTCTTGCTCTTCCCGATTAAATATGATAAAATCGGATTATTCTTTATGTAAGTTTAAATGATTAGGTAAGAGTATATCGGTACTTGGGGTGTGTTCGCCACACTCCAAAGGGTGTGGCTCCCGATATACGATGGGTGGGTTCAAGAGATTCACAATATGATGAAACGGGGGCTATTGTCCCTGCAAATTGAGGTTCTTTCATCTTGAACATCACTCCCGAAATACTGAATAAAGTCAAACAGTTACCGTTTGATCAGCAAAAAGAGATCTTGAGGCTTCTTGAGGAGTACGAAGGAGCCAAATCCAAGGAAGAGTGTCGGGATAAGTTCATTCCGTTTGTGCAGAAGATGTGGCCGGGGTTCATTTCTGGTCGTCATCACAAGATCATGGGGGAGAAGTTTGAGGAAATCGCTTCGGGGAAACTGAAGCGGTTGATCATTTGCATGCCGCCTCGGCATACCAAGTCAGAATTCGGCTCTTATCTGTTCCCGGCGTGGTTTTTGGGTAGGTTCCCGCAGAAAAAGGTGATTCAGACCTCCCACACCGCAGAACTTGCGGTGAACTTCGGTCGAAAAGTGCGTAACTTGGTGGATTCTGATGACTACCACGCTGTTTTTCCGGATGTTGGACTGAGAGCAGACAGCAAAGCGGCGGGTCGATGGAGTACTTCCAAAGGAGGGGAGTATTTCGCCATCGGTATCGGCGGTGCGGTGACCGGAAAGGGTGCCGATCTGCTCATTATTGACGATCCCCATGATGAACAAGAGGGTCAGTCCTCAGATCCCACCGTGTTCGACCATGCTTATGAGTGGTACACCTCCGGTCCTCGCCAGCGTTTGCAGCCGGGAGGCGCGATTGTGGTGATCTGTACCCGTTGGTCGAAAAGAGACCTCGTTGGACAAGTACTAAAAGCGGCTTCCTTGAGAGAAGGCGTGGATGAATGGGAGGTGATCGAGTTCCCCGCCATACTTCCGTCTGGGAACCCGCTTTGGCCGGAGTTCTGGCCGCTTGCAGAACTCGAAGCCATCCGCAACGAAATCCCCATTCACAAATGGCAGGCCCAGTACCAACAAGATCCGACCAGTGAAGAAGGCGCACTGATTAAACGCGAGTGGTGGCAGATCTGGGAAGAACGAAACCCACCACAGTGTCAGTTTTTGATCCAGTCATGGGACACCGCGTTCCTGAAAAAGGAACGTAGCGACTACTCCGCTTGCACCACTTGGGGGGTGTTCTATCACCCAGACCAAAATGGAGCCATGCAACCAAATCTTATTCTCATGGATGCCATGAAAGAGAAGATGGAGTTCCCCACCCTGAAGAAACGGGCATGGGAGTTGTACCAGTACTGGAAACCCGAGAGTTTGATCGTCGAAGCCAAGGCTGCGGGAACCCCTCTCATCTTCGAGTTGAGGGCGATGGGCATTCCGGTAGCCGAATACACCCCTTCCCGTGGGAACGACAAGATCGCCCGTGTAAACGCTGTCTCGGATTTGTTTTCGAGCGGCAGGATCTGGCGACCCCAGACCCGATTTGCCGAAGAAGTGGTGGAAGAATTTGCATCATTCCCCGCTGGGGAGCATGATGATTATGTAGACTCAGGCACTCAGGCTCTCCTGAGATATCGTCGTGGCGGTTTCCTACCTTTGGACACCGACCTCAAAGACGAACGGATGTACAGACGTAAAGTGGAGTATTACTGAAATGAAAGGTCGTACTGCAAAGACCGAGATGATGGAAGCCCCGAAGTCTCGGAAACAGCCCAAAGACAAACTCAAGGGCAAGATGAAAGACATGGGTAAACCCGTGATGGTTGCCGGTGCCAAGCGTCCTGCCAAGATGTATGGCGGTGGTCGTACCTATGAAGGCGGTTCGTACGGTGGAACCAAAGGTGTGGCCCGTGGCATGGGTGCTGCCGTCAAAGGCGGTAAGTTCACCGATCTCTAAGGAGATTCGACGTGGCGGTTGATCGCGCATTAATGCCCTTCATGACGCAAGGGCAAGGGATGGAGATTGATGTTCTTCCTCCAGAGGATGATTCCTTCACTGTGGAACTTCCGGATGGCGGAGTAGAAATCAATCTTGGTCCCGAACAGCAGCAAGCCGCCCATGATGACAATCTTGCGCTCTACATCGACGACAACACTCTATCGTCGATAGCCACCGAGTTGGTGACTCTGTTCGATGCGGATAAAGATTCCCGCAAAGAATGGGAACAGACCTACATGAAAGGTCTCGATCTTCTCGGATTGAAGATCGAACAACGAACACAACCATGGGATGGAGCCTGTGGTGTGTTCCACCCGATGCTCTCGGAAGCGGTGGTTAGGTTCCAAGCGCAGTCGATTCAAGAGATTTTCCCGCCCCGTGGACCCGTGATGACCAAGATTCTCGGGGAACAAACCCCAGAGAGAATCGCACAGGCCGCTAGGGTCGAAGACTATTTAAACTATCTATTGACCGAAGACATGAGTGAGTATCGCTCCGAAACGGAGAAGATGCTGTTCTCACTCGCTATTGCAGGTTCTGCGTTCAGGAAAGTCTATTACGACCCGAATCTCGGCAGGTTTGTGTCGATCTTTGTTCCCGCAGAAGATTTTGTGGTGTCGTATGGAACACCCGATCTCTACACCTGCGAACGCTGCACCCATGTGATGAAGAAGACCCAGAACGAAGTTCGCAAACTTCAAGTCTCTGGGTTCTACTCGGATGTGGAACTGCCGCCCTCGACTCCGGATATCACCGATATCCAGAAGAAGTACGACAAATTGAACGGCGATGCGGCTATCGACATGGATAGCCGACATACCCTTCTTGAAATATTGGTGGACTACGATCTGCCGGGATTTGAAGATAGTTTAAATGGTGAACCGACCGGCATTGCGTTGCCGTATGTCATCACCATCGACAAGTCTTCAAGGACCATTCTGTCAATTCGCCGTAACTGGTACGAAGGCGATCCGCTCAAAAAGCGCCGTCAGCACTTCGTGCATTACACCTATTTACCCGGACTCGGGTTCTATGGGTTCGGGCTTGTTCATATTGTCGGAGGTCTCGCGAAATCAGCGACTTCGATCCTCAGACAATTGGTGGACGCGGGAACCCTCTCCAATCTTCCCGGCGGATTGAAAACTCGCGGATTACGCATCAAGGGCGACGACACCCCCATCATGCCCGGTGAGTTCCGTGACGTAGACATTCCGTCGGGAACCCTGCGCGATAACATCACGTTCCTCCCCTATAAAGAACCTTCACAGGTTCTCTATAGTTTGCTTGGGAACATTGTTGAAGAAGGCCGTAGGTTCGCTTCTCAAGCGGACATGAAGGTCGCGGACATGAACAACGAGGCTCCGGTGGGAACCACCCTAGCCTTGCTCGAAAGATCGATGAAAGTGCAAAGTGCTGTGCAAGCCCGTTTACACGCATCGATGAAGAAAGAACTGAAGATCCTCGCGACCTTGGTGAAAGACTACGGACCCCAGCAATATCCGTACGAAGTCAAAGGAAAAGAGTTGACGGTCCAAGACTTCGATGACCGCATCGATATTGTGCCGGTATCTGATCCGAACGCAGGCACCATGGCCCAGCGGATCATGAAGTACCAAGCCGCACTGCAGTTAGCAGCCAGTGCGCCCACTATGTACAACATGCCGCTGCTTCATAGACAGATGCTC